CCATTGTTCCTTCCAATGCTAATGGGCTTCCTCCTTTATAGTTTGGCTTCATATCATCTTCACCCCTTTCTGCATTCTTACTATAAGCTGCTTGGCCAATTGGATCACGGCCAAATCTAGAATTATCAGTACCTATAATAGAAGTTACAGATTTAGGACGACCTGGCTTATTCTCATCATATCCATAAGGAACATTCAGCATAGAATCTTCTTTACCTCCATATAGACTAGCTATCTGGTGAGGTGTTCCGTATGCCTGTCCTGATTCTGCAGGATCGTTACCTTCTTCTTGGATCTGTGCATATCTAAACTCCCTCTTCTTATCTTCAATAATCATATCTTCAAGTTCAGCATATTGATCTTCTGAGAAGTGGAAAATCTTATCATAGATAAAATCTCTAGGTAATAATGATCCTTCCATTGCTTGTTTGGCCAAGTCAATCTTTTCTTTAAAGAGTGCTATTCTTTCTTGATCGTAAATGATAGAAGGATTAGTCAATGAAAGACTAAAGTTAGCAGCAGACTCATTAGTGTAGCCATGAGCATATAAGTGAACTAAAGCAATCTTAGTTAACTCACTAATGATAATCCTTTGTAGTCTTTCAATAGTTCTAGCAAAACGAATATCTTCTGCAGCAAGTGTAGCTTTACCAGTCAAGTCTTTTTCATAACCCATGAAAGCCTTAGGTATTTTAAGTGCCGCAAATAACTTTTCACGGAAGTAGGCTACGTCTTCAATACCATTATAATCAAGACCTTTTGCTGTATCTATCTTAGTAGACGTATCATTACCTCTTACAGGAATAAAGAAGTCTTCTAATAGGTTTTGCTGGTTGTATTTAAGGTTATAATTACCAGTGTTTGGATCAATCAAAGGAGTTTTCTTCATCTTTTGAATCATCTTCTGCATGTAATTATCTACTTCACCTGGAGGAATCGCTCCTACATTTACATAGAAAATACGTCTTTCAGGTGCTCTTACAATACGATGAATCAACATTGCATCTTCAATCAATACATACTGCTTAAACAACTTACGACCTGGTTCTAAATAAGATCTACCATAAGGAAGATAGTTAACATCTCCAGTCAATCTAAAGTGAGCCATTTCAAAGTTATCAAACCAAATACCTGTATCAGTATTCTTTTGCGCACTATACCCTGTAGATGAAGCCAGAGTTGCATTTGGATCATACTTAAACCTTACCTCTTGTGGATTGTCTGGATTGTATCCTTCTTCACGAATAATATTATAAGCTGAGAAAGGTATAACATTATAAACACCGTAGTTTTCTGCTATCTCTAATTTGAGGTAGAAGTCACCGTATTTAGCCATGTTACGAACCCAAGACCAAAGATTAAATTCAATATTAAGTACAGAATAAAATAAATTGTAGAGGAGTTTCTGAATGTTTTCATCAGAAGATCTAATTTGTAATACTTCACCTTGTTCGTTTTTAAGAGTACATTCATCTGCTACGATATCTAATGCTGAACAACAAATAGCATCTGTATCCATAGCATCATAGTCTGCATATATTTGAACCCTTGCTGATTGATAGTTCTGAGCTAAATTAAGGTTTACACCATAAGCTGTTGATGTAGTATATACCTTATTGAATCTATCAATTAATGAGTTAGTTTGAATAACACCAGACCTTTGTATAGTATCTGTGTCAATTACTTTAAGCATATCTCCACCCTCATTACGAATGATAACGTCTGTAGAGAACAGGCGTCTTAAGGTAGAGAATAAGTTGTTTTGTTTTTGCGGTTGTTGTTCTGCCATATTTTTAAATTAACCAAGTTAAATCTTGTGATTCGCCACCCATTGGAGTATTAATATTCATAGCCCAAGGGTTTTGATTGTATTGATTATTTGCGTTATAAGCAATACTATTATCTTGAGTTCTAGTAAAACTATTTAATGCTGCGTAAGTTAAATTCTCTGCAGTCTTTCTGTATCTAAGACTTGTTTCTCTTAAATACATTGCGATAGCGAAAGACATAACCAAGTCATCATTATAACTTTGCATTGCTTGAGCTTTACCATTCTTCCAAATAAAGACTCTCAATTCCTCTAAAAGTCTTATCGACTTTACATTCGCTACTTTATTCTCTACAAAGTCTCTCATCTTCTCTATAACCAAAGGTCTAGTCTTTTCTGTCGTACTAAAGCCAGGAACTAAACCAGTCTGAGTATTAAATCTATCTACATACTTGGTAAAGTCCATATTTTGATCTTGCTTATAACTGTAATGTACATTGTTATACCCTCTTTCTAATACAGTTTGAATTACATCCCAACCTATATTAGCATTCTCTACCACAACTAATGCATTATTATATTCAGCCGCAACACTTAATATTATATTAGCGTACTCTCTAGTATCTATTTGTGACTTATACTCTGCTACTTGTGTTACAGATTCTATATCTATAACATGGAAAGAAGAGTAATCATTACCATCACCACGAGCAACGTCAGCAACCAAGGCATAGTATTTCATTGGATCGGGATATTCCCACAACCACAATGCTTTATCTAAACCACGCCTTTCTATTGGCTCACAAACCATATTCTCCTCATACCAATTCAATATATCAGGTTCTATTACAGTATTACCTGATGTAGCAAAGTCGCAATCACACTCTTGAGCTGCATTACGCTTACCTAATATCTTATCTTGTTCATCTCTCCAATCTTGATTACGTTCAGGATGAACTGTCCAAGGAAGAGATATTGGCAAAAATCTATTTTGCTGTTCTTGAGCAGATGTATAGGTTTTATGAAACCAATTACCTACACCATTAGGAGTAGATAAAGCTACGCAACCTCCACCTGTTGCTAATGTTTGTTGAGCAGCAGTAAAGATAGTCTCAATATTGTCAATGAACGCAGCCTCATCTATAACTAGTAAAGATACGGCTTCAGAACGACCAGCATCACCAGCGGCAGATACTGCTTTTACTTGAGAACCATTTACCAATTTTAGACTAAGTCTATTATCTTCAGCAGTTCCTATTTTAAGCCAACTTGGTAAGTTTTGATAGGCGAACCTTACTTTAGTTACCATGTTCTTGGCAGTGTCTTGCTTAGTAGCAATAACAAGAACGTTTTTATCTTTATTAAAGAGCATTAACCATAATGAGTAAGCAGATACTAAGGTAGATATACCTAACTGCCTTGACTTATTTATGATTGAATAATCATGTTTCTGAAACAGTTTAAGAACCTTTTCTTGAAACGGATAAAGATTAAAGAATTGCCTACCTCTTTGTGGGTGCTGGATCATATAGTACTTCTTCATGAAGTATACAGGATCTGTCGCGCACTTGACAAACTCTTCTCTAATCTTTTCTTTTATCGATATCTGGTTGTCAGACATTATTTTACAATTAATAAACCTATGATCGCAGCGCCTAAGGCTACTTTTTGGAATCTACCAAATTTAAGTTTGCGATCAGCTTTTTTTACTTCTGTTTTCAAACCATCAACTTGTATTTTATAGTTGTCAATTTGGCTTGATTTATCTTTATCTATTTGAATATAGTTAGCTTCTTTGTCTCTTAATTTAACAATAACTTCTTCACGATTCTTAAGAGATTGATCTAAAGTAACTATAACACTATCTTGTGCTACTACTAACTTCTCATTTGTTTCTCCTTCTTGAAGATCAACAACAACTGCCTTACTCACTTCTAAAGGAAGTTGGGTTGTATCTTGAGACACTAAAATATATTCATTAGAATACTTAGCTATAAAGAAACTGTCTACTTGAGTAGGAGTGTATTTTAAAGCATTTTTAGCATCTTTAAGATCACCTTTCAAATCTAAGACTTTTTCATTTAATCCACCTATTTTAACTACCAAGTACTCATTATCTTGTTCTAATATACTAATAGCACCTTCCAAATGAGTATTCTCTATTTCTATAGAATCAATATTATTTTGAAGTGAATCAATTTTTTGCTCAAAAGGTTTTGTATCAAATTTAGGTGCTTTATAAACAAACACATACCATACTGCTATTAAAGCTAAAAGGCATATTACTACAATACTAATTGTCTTCTTCATCTGAATCTAATTTAGGGTTTTCTATTTTTTTAATTTTTGCTTGTAGTGCTTGTATCTTATATGGAATTTGTCCTGCAGCCTTTTTATATCCGGCCATATCTGTTATTTTTAATTCACCATTAGGGCCTCTTTTTAATTCACCATTAGAATCTTTTGCATATTGATATATAATATCTTTTATTTGGCTTTTAAGATCTTCTAGTTCTTCTTTATCTTTATCTAGATTTCTAAAGTCTTTTTCAGATTGTTTGAGATCATCTTTTGAAGGTTCTACCTCCATATCTTCCTCTTCTCTAATCCTAGAGATTAAGGTAAGATTGTTTTCGACTAAATACTTTTTTAAGTTAAATGACATGGTCGTACATTTACTTATAAATATTTATCAATCAACAAAATCTTCTTTAGTAGTAGCTTTCCTTAAAGGTCTTGATAATTCTAGCCATCTGTCATAATCATACTTGACTCCAAACAAATAGTATTCGTCCTGCTTATTTTGCCCTTTTCCGTAAAGTATAGCAGGGCCAGTGGCACAATGAGGTTTTGTAGCTCCTTTTTCGTCTTCGTAAATGTGGATTGTTGTTCCTTCTATAGTCTTTACTGTCCTATAGATTGTATCTTTCTTTGCCATGTGATTAATTTATGGCTAATATACAACAAATAATTGAAACAAAAAAATTTATTTTAGAATAAATTAATTTTTATTACCGGCTTATCTATTCCTCCAGTAGCATTTCTTATACTAACGTCTGCTCTTTTTAATCCTAGTAATGAATCTTCTAGTGGAACTCTAACAGTAGTTATTTTTGTAGATGGATTTGCGTATTTTACAAAAACCCCACTAGGATTTCCTAAAAGCTCTATTGCTTTTTCAGGAGAATCTATATTATAAATTTTAATATCTCCCCCAGGTATTTCTCTTATATAATAATATCCATAGTCTATAGCAGAACCAAGAAGTTTACTTATTACTTCTAAATCAGCATCAGTTTGTTCAAATCCAGTTTCTGATCCTTTTTTAGAAACGTATTTGTTTAATCCTGACACTATTTTTTTAGGATCAATACCTAATGTATCTAATATTTTTTTTACACTTTTATTTGAATTAAAAGCATTTTCATCAAAAACTATTTTACTTTTATTTTTATTAAAGACTATTCCAGGAACTACTCCGCCGTTATAAATTCCAGATCCAGATACATTCTTTATTGATAAGTAATAAGGGTTACCTTTATAATTAATTATTATATCAGATATTTGTTTGCCTCTATTTTGTGGACCGTCAAAATTTAATGGTCTTTTTGTATCTGTTTCTCCTGCAGCAATTACATTTTCAGGTTTTAATTGTTTTGGATTAATATTTAAAAAGTCTAATATTTTTAAAGCTATAGGATCTTGTATTTGATTTTTATTTAATCCTGCTGATGATTTAATTTTATCTACTAAATCTTTTTCAAATTTACTACCTAAATTGGCAGTAGCTCCACCACTTAAAATAAATTTAACAGGTCCAAATTCAGAATCAAATTCTACCATACTAAATTTACTACTTGTATTAGGTCCAGATTTAGGAGGGTGGACTTTAATATTTTTAGCTTTAAGATCTTTTTTAATTATCTTAACAAACTCATCAACACTTATTTTTTCTTTATTTGCTATTCTGTATGGATCTGATTGTTTTTCAAACTTATTAGGATTAAGATTTATTAATTTATCAGATGCCTGTTGATTTATTTTAGGACTTGGTTTAGACTGTTCTAATAATATACTCTCTAATATCTTAGACTCTGTTAACTC